AGCAGCTGCACAACTTACAGCAGAGACTAAATTATCTAAGGAAGCCTTTGAACTTGAAAGATTTAAAGGTACTAAGGAGGAAGAGATTGCAGCAAATGAGGCATTTCTTAAAACTACATTAGATACATTAAAGACTCAAAAAGAAACTGAGCTTGCAGCACTTAACCTATCAGAGGAAGAGAAGGCAGCCATTGAAGAGAAATTTAGACAGGCTAAGGAAGTGGCAGAAGAGGCAACAGCTGCTAAGTTGGTTGAGATAGATCAAGCTGCAAGAGAGAAACTTAATGCAAATATTGAGGCTGGATTCCAACTTGCTACAACAGCAGCAGGGGCTATTGCATCAATACAAGATATCAACACAAAAAAGAAACTTAAAGGAGTACAGCAAGGAAGTAAGGAAGAGGAGAAAATACTTAAGCAACAATTTGAGCAACAGAAAAAAATGCAGTTAGCAATGGCTGTTATCAACGGTGCTCAAGCCATTGTATCAATCCTTGCTCAGTATCCTAAGTTTGATGGAGGTTTTGCTATGGCCGCTGCAATAGCTGGCTCAGTAATATCAACAGCTACAAGTTTAGCAACAATAGCAAGCACATCCTTTGAGGGTGGAGGTAATGCTCCAACTGCAGATACAAATAGTTTCACAGGTGGAGGTAGCACAACAGGTGGAATGGCAACTCCATCAGTTAGTCTATTCGGTCAAGGCAATCAACTCAATAATGTAGGTGGAGAGGGAGCACAGCAAGGTCAGACTATCACAGTCAATGCTATAGTGAGTGAGACTGAGATGACTGATACACAGAACAAAATTAATAAGATACAAAAGAACGCAGAACTATGACAAGTTATCAAGCATTAATCAACAAGATAGAGGCATTCTATAACGCACATCTACAAGTAAAAAAAGTAGGCAGCGATTTTGTGGAGCAGTTACCTAACTTTGCGACAAAGGATGAGAAATATCCTCTTGTGTTTATAGCACCTATCACAGCCATAGCAACTGAGAACACTAACACAGTGAGCTTAGAGATCACATGCTTGGACATCATACAAAAGGATAGAGCTAATATCACTGTAATACTCTCAGACTGCCATCAGATATTGGTTGACTTAGTAAACTATTTTACTTTTAGTGATGATTATAGCTTTGATGTATTAGGACAACCTGCCATAGTGCCATTGAATAATCAAGTGTTAGACTATGCAGCAGGGTGGGTCATGACCTTAGATGTTGACATGAGTAATTGGACAGATTGTCAAGTCCCTATTATAACAAATTTACCTGAGTAATACAATATAGGTATGGCTATCAATAGACAGAAAATATCTCAGATGACTCCCAAGGGGTCAGACCTTGATCCTACAGATTTACTTGAGGTAAGTGTTTTGAGTGGCTTTGGATACAACACATACTCTATCACAGGCCTTGAGTTGATGAGAGCTGCTGCATCATTGAATAACTTGTACACTCAGACAGCATCAAGCACACCTGTTAGTAACACAACTACTGAGACCTCCCTCCTTGATGGCGGCTTAGGTAGTTTAAGTATCCCTGCTGATGGTTTCAATGTAGGTGATAGCTTTCATGCTATACTCACAGGATATATCTCATCAGTAAACAACCATAACTTGACTATAAGGATAAAGGCTGGAAGTGTTGTATTGGCAACAACAGGATCAATCACAATGGCAGGAGCTACAGGCAGACATTGGAAGTTAGAAGTGTACTTTACTGTAAGAACATTGGGTGCATCAGGTGTTGCATCAATAGCAACTGGAGGTACTTTCATGTACACAAAGAATGCCTCTACTAACTTTGAGGGCACTAACTTTAGTAATGAGATAACAACAGGTTTTGATACAACCATAAGCAACACATTATCAATCACAGCTCAGTGGGGTCAGACCAACACTGGCGACTCTATATACTCGGAAATATTCACTTTAAATAAAACATATTAAAAATGGCAACAGATAATGAAATCTTAATAGCTAAGAAAGGAACTTTTGTACTTAACAATACAACAGAGAAAACTGTAAATGTCAATGCTATTGTAGTACTTGAGGATACTGTATTCAATCTTATCAAGATAGCAGGTGTAGATGTTAAGTCAACTTATATTGCTGCACCGGCAACAGCTGTGAAAGCAGGTACTATCATCAGAGCTACAGCGGCTCAACAATTCAGTGGAGTTAAGTTAACATCTGGAAGTGCATTGCTAATACTTGCATAATGATTGGCTATGGTAACAGCGTTTTTTTACGCACAGCTTGGGAAGTAAGTGGAGGGGTTTCTCCTGTCAACACTGTTGCTCCTGCTATAACAGGAACAGCACAGGAAGGTCAGACAGTAACTTGTTCAACAGGTACATGGACAGGAACACCTACTATAACCTTTGCATATCAGTGGAAGCGTAACGGCTCAAACATTGGTAGTGCTACAAATTCAACTTATACGCTTGTCACTGCTGATGTGAGCCAATCAATAACTTGTCAAGTTACAGCAACTAATGGGTCAGGTAGTGCAAGTGCAACATCAAACACCATTACACCAACAGCAGCGGTTGACCCAGATGCACAAGCATTCATTACAGCGGCTGCAATAACAAACCCAACACAACAAGCGGCTATTAATACTTTGGTAGTTGACTTGAAAGGGTATTCTATTTGGACAAAGATGAAAGCTTTGTATCCATTTGTAGGTTCGTCTTCAAGTAGTAATTCTTACAACCTTAAAAACACAGCTCAATATCAATTATCATTTAGTGGTGGAGGAACATGGAATTCTAATGGTTACACAGGTGGTGTTAATGGGTATGCAAATACAGGATTAAATCCAAATACAGCATTTAGTACAAATAATTCAATGCATTTATCATTGTATTCAAGAACAAATAATTCAGGCGGATTTGGAGATTTTGGTATTTTAAATGCTTCTGCATTAACAATATTAAACGTTTCATTTTCTGGAAATGCTTCAACTTTAATTCATGGTGGAACTGGAGTATTAACGGCAAACACAAATTCAACTGGGTTTTATGTTGGTACAAGGACAAGTGCAAGTGTTTTAAAATTATTTAAAAATAATACTCAATTAGGAAGCACTTATACAGGGGCAAATGGAGCAAGAGGCGATTTAAATATGTTTTTAGGAGCGTTAAATGTTACTGGAACAGCCCAATACTATACACAAAGAAATTACGCTTTTGCCTCAATAGGTGACGGCTTAACAGATACCGAAGCAGCTAACTTTTACACAGCCGTACAAGCATTCCAAACAACTTTAGGACGTCAAGTATGAAACTAACACAACTAACAGCAGAACAAAAGTTAACCTATGTCGGACTATTGACTGAGGTACAAAAAGACGAATTAATCGGACAATGGTATGCACCTGATTCTTACTTTAATCCTATTCAAGACTTGAATGATAACTGGGTTATTTCAGTTGAGGAAATGGAGCAATGCGTAAACCCTGATTATCTTTGGGTAAAAGATTTAGATTTGATACCATACGAACCAAAACCAACCCCACCACCTTTTGAATAATGGCACGCTACGCAAATAATGGTATATTCAATGTTAAGTATCCTACAAGGAGAAAGATACAAGTGATATTACAAAGGTTAATATCAGAGTCAGGTGCTATTGATACGGGTGCATTATATGACTCAGTGCGTATCAATGCAAAAATACCTGCACTTGGTGAACTTGAGATACAGATTATTGCAATGTATTATTTTGGATTTTTGAATAATGGTGCAAATCTTTGGAATGGTGGAGTAATACCTCCTTATGAGTTTTGTGCTCAGTTAACTGAAAGGATGGATAGTTCTGGAATAACAACAGAAATCTATTCTCAATATACTGAGTGGATGACACAGCGTTATCCTATCTTACAAGTAGCTCAGATACTTGGTGAAAAGAAATCTATTATCTACACATTTGAGCCTATTGGAGGTAACTTTACAGGAAAATTAGATTTTACAGATTAAGCTCTTTTTTCATTGACAGCATATTAAAGGTAAGGATAAGAGGTAGGTCGGTTACTTGCTTAAACTTAGTCAAGTCCTCATTACAAAGAGAGTAGAGTAGTCTCTCCCATCCCCATTTCACAGCAGACTTTTGCTCAGCTTGTGCCTTAGACTCATCAGAGGTCATTGGTTTATTTTCATCCTCCTCATCTCCATCCTCTTCATTAAAAAGTAAGTGATACTTATCCATGAAATCCTGTCTAAATGATAGGTACTCAGGTATGATACCATAGATATCATTGATACAGTACTCATCAAATAGTTCATGCCGGTCAAATGGATTGAACTCATAAGGCTCAAAGCTCAACTGCCCCCACTCATTAGTGGTATGTTGCCTGTACATGATAGATGCTATATGACAAAGATGCTTAATATAGTCATTGGCAAAGAAATACTCTAAGTCAATGAACTCACCACAGGTCAGCTTAGATAGTGGCTTGACCTTCCACTGATCAATATCTCTCTTGTAGTTTTTAGATGGCTCAGAGTTAATGAATGTAATATCATTGAGCATATTACTAACCTCACTTACATCTAAGTCCTCAAGTTCATCTGAGCTCACTCCTGCAAGAGCTGAGAGTATCTCTATCTCTCTGGCAAATACCTCCTCAATAGAATATAACTCTCTTATCTCTTTAAACTGCAGGACATCAATCTCACTCCACGATTTCGGGAGCTTCATTTCTCTTGATTTCTTTGGACAGTTTTTGTCCAATTTCTACTAAGTAAGGAACTGCTAACTCTGACTTGAGCTCTCTTATCATTTTTGACTTATGCTTGATATGAGTAGTGTCATAATGTTCTGCTTTGCTTAGGTCATCTCTCTTGAATAAGATAGCTAACATCTCAGAGATGTATCCTTTATGCCTTGAGTTCATGACCTTCTCAATATGCTTAGTGTCTCTCACTGATAACTTGAACTCCTCACCTTCAAAGGCTGTGTACTTGTATCCATCAAGCTCAATAGTTGACTGTAGTTCTGGCTTACCTTTGATGTTGTTAAAATCCTTGACATAAGTTTTGAACTGTTCAATGGTGGTATGCTCAAAGTCATTCTCAGTAATACCAAACAACTCAAATACTTTAAGATGTTTCTCAATAGCATCTAATTCCTGTTGTGCATGGATAGATGTGATATCCTCAAACTGTTGCACTGTTAACTCCTTCAATTGATTAGGAATTTCTTTGTCTAAAATTTTTACCATAGATTTTAATTTTTAACAAATATAACACTATTTACAATATAGGCATGGATAGACCTGTCTATAAGATAACTATTGACCCTGAGTACTCTGATGGGGAGGAGTTAGGTATTGAAATGATTGCCTTCACTGCCAAGCCTGCTATTAAGGTAAAAGGTATGGCATTCAATCAAGCTACTCCAATGACATTCAGTGATGACATTAAGATGCGTATTGTGGCACCAGCTATGATACCAATGTCAATCTATCGTAGAGATGAGGATGGCACTGAGTATGACGTGCTATTCACAGAGGAGGTCATTGAGTCTATTCATGCTAAGTTCATGCAGAACCTACAGAACAAAGATATCTTTAACTTAGAGCATGAGGCAGAGGAGAAAGTCCCTGCTTACATCCTTGAGGCTTGGATAGTTGAGAACCCTAAAAAGGACAAAGCATTCACTACCTATGGTATTGAAGTACCTAAGGGCACATTGATGCTAACAAGCCAAGTAACTGATAAGGAGTACTATGATAGCCTTGTTGAGTCAGGTCAAGTAGGTTACTCTATTGAGGGATTCTTAGGACTTAAACTATCGGAATTATTAAAACTAAATACAATGAAGTTACCTGATGGAGAACACTTGATTGAGGATAAAATCTATGTTGTAAAAGACGGAGAGGTTATCGAGATCAAAGACAAAGAAGAACTGGCAGCAGAAGAACCTGCCACAGAAGAGGCTGAGCAAGAGGCTGAGACTACAGTTGATGAAGCTGCTGAGGATGTGCAAGAGGAGGAGGCAGATGCTGCCGCTGAGGATGTTGAGATGGCAGTTGACCCAACTACTGATGCTGAGGCTGTACTTGCAATAGTATCACCTGTGATTGAGGAGCAAGTTAATCAACTACTTGCTATCATAGCTGACCTTAAGAACCAAATGGAGGAGTACTTAGCTCCAAGAGATGAGGAGATTGAGGTTGAGGCTAAGAACCAAAAGATGAGCTCAAGAGAGCTTTTTAAAGAATTTGTAAAATTTTCAAAAACCAAATAAAATGAACCGTAATTTAAAATTTAATTTAGAGGTTGAGACTAACGCATTATTGTGTGCCAACCCTGAGGAGTTCTACTCCAAAGCATATCTTCAATCAGAGGATATTGCATCTAACTTTCGCTCTTTGCCGGGCATCAAGTCTAAGACTAAGTTAGCTAATGTAACTTTTGGTAACATCTTACAAGCATCTACTTGTAATTTTACTGCTCCTAATGATTCATTGGATGCAGTTGATATCGATGTATGTCCTTTGTCAGCTATGGCTCAATTATGTCAGTTT